TGTAAACACATCCCTACTTGCAACCAATCGGTGTAGTAAGTTGGGTCAAAGTTAGGCAACAACTCGGTTTCAACTCGAGAAATATCCCAGCCATCAACTGGTGGGTTGTAATCTGCAAATGCATCGCCAGTAATCCGAACTGTACGCTCTGGAATTAAGTGCGTAATACTTTGCAACTCGGTTGGTACATCACCACTAATCTTGTGGCCAGTAACAGTAAAGTACCGACCTTTGGGGTAAATCTCTAAGCCTTTATCGTGGTCAACATGAGCCCCTTGAATATCGGCTAGGGTAAATATCTTTACACCAGTTCCCGAGGGACTAACTTCCATGTAGCCACTAATCCCATTGGCAATCTTTTCCAATTCATGATTAGTGAATTGATTTTTTGAGTCATCGTAACAGTCATCAAGGTCTACTCCAATAATATGGTCATCGTCCGTAAAAACGAAGCCTACACCGTCAAATCGTCCAGTTAGGTATGCAGCCTCAACCGAGTGAAAATCGCTCCATGTAGAGCCGTTTGTGGAGCTTGCTGCCTTACCGCTAGGTTGTACTGGTAACTTTGACCAGCGTTTTGTGTCACCCTCGCCAACTTCTACATAATTCCACAATGTCCAGCGAGGTATTGTTCTTAATGCTAATGGTATGTTCTGAAATAAAACTGGTAGTACTTTCGGTTTCATCTGTTTTCCTCTGTGCCTTTCTACTTATGCAAACTTTACCACAGTTCTATATATCTTCTAGTTATATAGCTTATTACTTTTAGTTATCATTATCCACAGAAGCCATAGAAGATAGGGTATAACTCATATTGGTTCGTATTATTTTATTTTATTTTTTTAAATTAAAGAATAAATTCAAAAATACTATGGTTTCTATGGATACCCTGTCTTTGCAGTAGGTTTGCACCCCATCAACCACTACATCTAGTATGTTTTGCTCCAATTTTAGTAAAATGGTGCGCCGCAATACGGGCAGGGAAGACAGGATGCAGCGCAACATTATGCCAAAATGGACTCTGCCTTCTTCACAAACCGCTCAATATTGACATTTTCCCGCACTTCAAACAAGTGATAGGTGGTGTCATCATAGTTTGTACCAATACCGTAGGACATGGGTCGACCAGGGAGATTCCATTTAGCCACTTCAAAGTCTTTCACCGGCAACATATGCACTGGAGCCTTCCTATAATTCCAGCTATCAGTCAACATCTGAGCCACATCGCCATCATAGGTAGCCTTGCATGATGGTTTACCTACCATTTTCCAAACCCTTCGATTGACACATAGGAATGATGGAGCCGCAAATAGTCTGGAAGGATCAAGATGGTTTGATGCTTGCTCGTTACCTACCAAAGTACCTCCGCCAGCCAAATTAATACACTGGCCAACTTTCTCACCATTAAGTGGCAGGCAATCAATATCAAAGAAAACCAATACATCAATATCATCATGCCGATGAATTACCCAATCCATCCATTCACCATGATCTAGTCCATGAATCTTATGTTGACTGATTGGCAGTTTGAAGTGATCCATTACCCTCTTTTGATAATCCACTACTCTGGGATCGATATTGTCCCAGTAAAGTGAAAAGATTGCTGCGTTCATACTTCTACCTCATGACCTAACTGTTTGACCATTTTGTATGACCATTTACGGAAAGCCTCACGATGCTCTGCATCTTGCGGATCCTGGTCATCCCATACCGATTGGATTACAAACTCACCATCAGTATCAAAGAACTCAATACGCAACATGTTACCGTCTTTGTCATAAATATCAGTTGGAATTAATCTCATTGCCTATCGCTCCTTGTTAAACCACCACTAAAAATATAAGTACCAGTATGGGTTAGTTTTGCCCACGGTGCTGCCCAAATTCTAAAACCATTCTCTCTTGCCAAATCACAGAAGTGATAGTCTTCTGATAGGTAACGATTATCGGCTGGTGATATCGATGTATCGAAGATATTAGCAATCAATGTACCGACATCTTGCGGGTTGACCACAGTAAACATATCATTAGAATACTTTGGTGCTACCTCAGTTAACTTTGCAATAACATCACGCTTAATTAACATAAAGCCAGTACCACCCTTTTCAATCTCGATGGGCTGATCAATACGGCCAGTCGCATCTTTTTTGCCAATCGTATTGACTACAAAAGATCCGGTGTACTCATGCAATTTATCTGCGGGTACACCGCGCAAGACTGCTGCATGCACTTCATGCCAGTTAATTTCTTTCTTGGGATAAATGCCACAGATCACATCTACATTTGCACGCACCATCTGCACGATGTCATATGGTTGCCAGCTAATATCAGCATCAATAAACATCAGATGACTACATTCTGATCTTAAAAAGTCATGAGCCAATCTGTTACGAGCACGAGTAATAAGCGACTCATTTAACATCATAGAGAAATTCATCTCGATACCATTCTGAGCTAACACTGCTGGTGTTGATGTTAAATTGATAGCGTATGTACCAGTACACATACCACCATACATTGGTGTTGCTACGAAGATTTTCGGTTTTTTGTCCATGGATAATTTCCTTGATAGTGTTTTAGAGTTGCGTCGTTACCTTGTAAATGCATTGCTTCGTGATGTGGTCTGACTCGATAGTTAATGGTATGTTCACCATTGCAATCAAATTCTGGCAATAGTTTAGCCATCTCGTTGTAAAACAAACGATCCATAAAAAATGAGTCACCAAAAAACTGATGAGAGTGACGCATTAAATATTTGCGTTTAAAACAATAGCAGTTTGTATCTACAAAATGATGATTGGGTGGAAATACAGATTGCCACTTACCTAGACTTTCACAATTGTCTGCAATAACAAAAGTACCATCTTGCCGGACGATGTTACGCAAACTGTAAGCCCACTGCAAATCACGCTCTTGAATAAAATTCACCAGCTTTTCAACATGGTTCGGTTCAAACCAGTTATCTTCATCCAAAAACAAAATGTAATCTGCATCAGTCAACATGGGGAACGCTGCATAGATGCGGTGTCCATTGTAGCCATCATGCCCAGTATTCTCTGGCAACAAAATACTCTTGCCGTTTTCGTAGACCTTAAACTCGTTATCCACTCGACCATCGCAAACAACTAAATGCTCGGTTGGAATGGTTTGATTCTTAACACTATCAATGGCTTGTTGCACATGCTTTGTGCCAATTGTTGGTGTAATTACTTGGATGCGCATGATACCTCCTCAATTCGTTTTCCAATCCAGCGCATAACTGGTACTGCCATACTGTTACCCATTGCTTTATATCGTGGCCCATCGGGACACTTGGGTTTGATGTTGGTGTAATCATCTGGAAAGCCTTGCAAACGCTCACACTCAACGGGTGTCAATCTGCGTACTGCCATCTGTTGCATCAGCTTGGGACCACTGGTATTTGTACCACCGCAAGCTTGGGTTAGGGTTGCAGTTACATCACCATCAATTGCTTGGTTATACACATCGACTGCGTATGCAGTTGCGGTTTGATTGTCGCCCATGTTGGCACGAAGGGTAGGTGTACCATCCTCAACAAACCGAGCTGGGCTACCTTCACGCTTGGCAATTCCAGGTTCAAAACCATAAGCCACACCATGCACACCAGTTGCATTCAAAGTGTACATCGGACCGTCTTCAGTAAATCCGTCACCGTTACCGCCGTTCTCGGGTTTACGGCCGATGGTGTTCTCAGCTAAAGCAATTGGTACATTACCACCACCAGTACCCCAGCGTGCCAGTACAGTCGTGCAAGTATCGCCCATCTCTTTGACTCGTGCATCAGTAGGATGGTTTTCGTAAACAATCAAGCCACGACCATCGGTCAAGTCTTGGTTACCAATTCCCTTGTAATCCCTAGCAAGCAAAGAGCCAGTAGTGTGGTTTCCATCGGGTGTGGCAATCAAGGTTTCTGATCCGCCTCCAAGGTCTCCTCCAGAAGCTCGGATTGTCCCGACTCCTTCACCGTAGCCTCCAAAGCTTGAAGAAGTAAAGGCGGGAGAGTTTTGTTTCTTACCTTTGCTCTTCGGATTATTCCGGCGCAAGCTTTCGGACTCAAAAAGAACCTTTGCGGGACTGACCCAGTCTCCAAGACATCCAACAACGAAGACTCTTCTGCGTCTTTGTGGTACTCCAAAGTATTGAGCATCAAGCACCCGATAGCTGAACCCATACCCGAGTTCGACCAACGCCCCGAGGAAGGAACCAAAATCCCGTCCTCGGTTTGAACTGAGGACACCTGGCACGTTTTCCCATACGCACCACTTGGGTCTAAACTTGTCAAGAATTCCAACATAGGTAAGCATGAGATTGCCTCTGGGGTCTTCAAGCCCTTTACGCAATCCAGCGACACTGAAAGATTGGCAAGGGGTTCCTCCAACGAGAAGGTCAATTGATCCATTTAAATTCCACTCCTTATATTTAGTCATATCCCCAAGATTGGGTACATTTGGATAATGGTATGCCAGTACTTCACTCGGGAATTTTTCAATATCCGAGAATGCGACTGGCGACCAGCCAAGGCCATGCCATGCTACTGTGGCAGCCTCGACTCCGCTACAAACCGATAAGTATTTCATTGTTCTCCCTTAAAAAACACATCTAAACTTTCTACTTCATTGGGATCTTCCCAGTTATCCGAGTCACCATAATCGCCTCTCGTTGCGCGAAGACGCTCATCGTGTCGGTATCTTGGTTCGATTGCCCACCATGCACTACTTGCCTCTCTGTATTCCACCCAGTCATCATTGACTACAAACAATGGATGATTCAAATCTGTAATATGAATGCTATCTAAAAAATCTCGGTGCGGTATGTATTTACTTCTAAAATTGCCATCAGTTTTAACTAGTTTGACTCTGTCTCTTGCGCGTATAAATCTTTTGTACGCTTTGATCTGTTCTTCAGTCATCTTGCCCTTCTTGTTCTAAATGTTCGGAATTAAATATTTCTAAGCTTACTGGCTCTTTACTGATGATGGAATTAATGTACGCAATACGCTTGATGTCAACCCCAAGTTTGTTGGCTAACTCACCCTCGCTCGGATCACGGCCGAGTTCTTGGGATAGCATACGCTCGGTATATTTTACCCGTCTAATCTCTTCTGTAATATTTACTGGTAAACGGATTAAGTTCTTGGTATTGGCAACACCCCGATTAACATCGTAGTGTATGAATTTTTTGGCATAAGAGGCAAACCGGATTTTGCCCATCGGTTTCCAAGAGCGGGCTGCGTTGATCAATGCCTCATTCCCAAAAGACAGTAAGTCTTCCATCGGCATATTGGAATGCGCCCAGTTGGGCATCTTTTTAATTACGGATACTACAAATCGTAAGTTATGGGTTACCAGTTTCTCCAAGGCACGCTCATCACCTTGGGCAATTTTATCGGCAAGCTCTGCCTCTTGTTCTCTGGTTAATGTGGGAATTCCATAAAGTGATTGTAGATAATCAGTTAACGCATTCTTGCGGTTTTTCAAAATGGGCTATCTCCAAACTGCTCTACCAGCCCATTAAATATTTGGGAAGGTGTGGGGTTTTTTATTTTTGGCAACACAGTCAAGGTGCATCCCGATTGAATGTAAGGTTCGCACTCAACTCGGGACGCAAATTTCCGTATCAGTATACCACAATCATACACTAAATAACGCAACATATCAAATGATATTCTTGATCAATACAAAATCTTTTTTAGGTAAAAAACGCACAATATTATCAGTCGGTTCAAAGTAAATTAGATCCTTACCAAACCAGTAACACGCTAGGGTTTTATTCCCCTTGGCATCCGTAGTATATGCCTCGGGCAAACTCTTATCAAACTTACATGGTTGATCAGTTAGGACAGTTACACCACCGATATGGTTCGGTGCTTGAGCATAATCAGTAGCGTAAGCTGGTAGGGCCGCGGTTAGGCTGAACGCAACAATTAAGGCAGTTAGTCGCATTAGTAATCTCTTTCCACGCAATGAGTCGCACACTCAAACCAATACTTCTCGACCTTATCACGCAATTCTATGGGTGCAGTTTTGGGGTCGATGTCTTGCAATTCTTCCTCCATGCCCATCTGAGAGATTGCCTCTGCCCAGTTTCCTTGCTCAAAAGGGTAAAACTCCTCACCCTCTTTCATTACTTCTTCGACCTTCCAAGCAATGTACTCAGAACGCTCTTCTTGGTCATCGTACATATCTTGAATGCCAGACTCTAACCATCCATCGTATCCATTACCCATGATTTATACCTTTCTAATATGAAAATACTCAATGTCATCACAAACTTCTTCCCAATTATCACGCAAATCTAACTCGTCATAATCTTCCCACTCATCGGAGCGATCCCGATTGACTTCTTCAAGTACTTGTTTAGCATCCCAAATATGGGCAATCCCAGTATTCAAATCCGTCACAATAAATTTCATCTGTGGGTTGATCAGCTTGTCAATAAACTGATCAGTAAATTGCTCTTGCCAGTTAATCATACAGTTTCCTCCCAATTTCTATCATCGTATTCAATTTCAATTTGAACGGATGTCATGTTGTTATAACCAATACCATCGGCAAGAATGCGGTACAAATATTCTGTGTCACCATGCATCATTGCCGATTTAATTGTAAGGATGTCATCTTCAACTAGTTTTTCAATCATTTCTTCGGTTGTCATTCTTGCTCTCCCAAGTGAATTGTTAAAGTTACTGGCACACCATCTACATCATTCTCGATTAACCATAATACCATCGAGTCTACATCATCAAATCGAATGCTATGAGCTAGGTTTTTGGGTAACCGGAATTCCGACCCGCAAACCAGGCAAGTGCTGCCCTCATGTGGAGTACGCATCTCACATGGAATGCAGTCTCTAAAACTGTCTGCTTTGAGTCTACCATCCTCGACTGCATCAAAGACGGCACTATAGCCACCTTGTTCGTAGATTTTTACTGCCTTTTCGTAGTTAGTCTGTTTCATTTTTGTTTTCCTCTTCTGTAAAATGGTTGCATACTCTGGTCAAAATTGCTACTGCCTCTCCGTAATCAATACTGCCTTCGTCCCATTGGGTATAAATATCGTTAACGGAGAAAAACAAGTCATCTAATTTATTGGTAATCATGCTTGCTCCTTTTGCAATCTAGAATACAGTTCGTTTACTTTGGTACTCATTTCTTCAAAAAACTCTTTCTTGTTATCATAGCCTACATCTTTATAGGTATGACCTAATGCCAAATCATTAAAATCAAATAGCATCTCCGTTACCAGTTCTTCAACATATTTGTTCATATTTCACTCCGATCTCTATAAGCTTGGTTTAATTGGCATTCCATTACGCATACATCATCTTTGTACCACCATCTGGGTTCACAATTGTATTGCTTACCATGTAGTCGCAAACCCTTAATGAGAGAGGCTTTCGCCCCTCTCTCTGTCAAACCATATGCCTCGAAAGAGAAATTGCGAGAGTCATACCACGCTCTATAGATTTTCATGCTAGTTTCTCCGTCAAGTTACCTTCATTCCACATTGCCTTGGCAAAACTTACTACATCATCTGATGCAATGACATTATTTGCTTTGGCATGGTGATCGATTACATCCAATGGGCATTCGTTATCTGAAGGGAAATTATCTCCCCACAATAAATCCCAAGGTTTGTTTCTTAAATCCGATTTGACATAGGTATCGCAAACCCCAAAATCAAACTGTCGCATGATGATGGCATTGGTACAATCCAAACCCAAGTAACAAGCATTATTAATTTGACCCGCAAGTTCATTGAGAGTCATATTGGGATGCTCATTTAGATGCTCACAGATATAAGCATCATCTATATCTACTACTAAAGTTAATTTCATAACTACCTCCCTTGTAAAATTATGATCCTACTGGTATTACAACAAAAACATATTAGGATAAACCCTAGTGTTGTGCTGCCACAACAAAACCAGGATTTACCCTACTAGGTTTTATTTGATCCTCCGCACCCAATGTTCGCCAGTCATTGCACAATTAAGATTAAACACTTCATCTATTTCTAATGCTTTGATGCGTTCAATCCAATTTTCTTCATACCCACGATCTTCATTAAAAAAATCTTCATCGTGGTAAGCAAGAATAGATTTATTACTAGCATCACGATACCCATCACCCCAAAAACATTCAAATTGTTTCATAAGTTCACCTCGTCTTCTACTTCGATTTCTAAATCTTCAGTTTGATATCCATCGCTGAAATCAATTTGATTGTTGTAATACATGGTGTTAGCAGTTTTCTCTGCCTCTTCCCAATCGGTTGCATCTACTTCAATATAAGTGGATCTAAACGAGCGTTCCACTACACGCACCTCAAATGTTGGCATAATGCCCTCCCTTGTTATTGATCAATATTGATCCAGTAAAGCACTCATAGAATGCTTTACTAGGCAACATTAAACAAGCTCGTAACTACCCTTACCAAACTTATTCTCTAGCCAAGTATTTGCCTCGACCATGTCTTTAATATTCAACACTCTAAAACTGGTTGAGCTATCAGTAACAAGTCTAAACAATGTGCCTTTTTTACGATGTTTTGCCATCTCGTAATCTTCGACCAGAATACCGATAGCAGTTTCATCGTCATGCTCAAACCATTCTGTGCCATTGATCGCACCGAATTTAGACTTCCATTTTCCTAACGATTTGACATGGTTATCCCATATGGTTTTGAATGGTGACTCTTTCCATTTTGACTGTGAGTCGGCAAACTCAATATCAATACATCCACCATTGCCATCGTTATGTACCCATGCAAATTTTTTGCCGTTGTAGTATAGGTTGAATTGGTAACCTCCACCATCTTCGGTACGCCAAGATTTAAAAGCTTTAATTTGAAAAGTCATGCTATCTCCCAAGTGTTAATCCAAATACGATGTTGATCTGCAAAATCATAAATTTCCATCAATTGATAATCAATCTCTTCGACTGACTCACAATACTTTAATGCATCAATTGCATCGACTACAGAAAACTCATCCTCAAATAAATCGGGATGATCTTCCATGAATTTTGAAAAACGCTGATAAATTTCCATGCCAGTAATTTCTACTGGTTGATCTTCAACATTCTCAAAAATATCCGATAAATTGATTTGATATTTCCAATTTGCCATAATTCCTCCGTTGTTAAAATTAAACTACTGACTCCAACAAAAACCACTCTATAGAATGGTTTTTAGTAGGTCAATAGGGGTTTACCCCAAGGCCTTGGTTAGACACGATCCCAGCAAAAACTCATACCACCTACTGAATACAATTTATTGCCATCAATATCTAATGACTCATAAATTTCTGTATCTTCGGGGTTCATATGAACTGGATCTAAATACTTGAATGCATCTTGATCAGCATCATAGGATAAATATCCTTCAAAAATTGGTATTAGTTTTTGAGCATTCTCGAAAGTAAAATAGGGAATTGCCCATCCATTCCACCTACCCCCATCGGTATATCCTTCGATCTCTACATCATCGGGGAAAAAATCCATTTTGAATTTTGCTTTTATGAGTTCCATAAATTTAATTCCTTGTTAGTTAGTTTGCTGATAATGCGGTTATATATTTCTTGCTTACTTTTATAGTATGAATAATTTTGATCACCTTCACGAAAATTATTCCATTGGTTTTGACTAGCATTTTTTAAAATATCCGTTGTCAAATCCCTATAAGAATAATGATCAATAAATCCATGCAAGTTATAGTGGGCAATAAATCCACTTGCTAAATATAAAAAGTTATATCCAGTTTTATTAAGCTTTCTAATATCTTGGCAAGCTTTGACTACATTGTTAACAATCAAGCTTTTTTGACGATCTGTTAATGGTTCTATCATAGTAAAATTTTCCTTCCGTAAAATGGGCATAATTGCCCTATCACTATAATAGCGAGTCAAGGGTACAATTACATCGGTAAAAACCCTAATATTTAAAAAATCAATCAATTCCAGGTTTTAATAGATTTTTGCTAAATGCTCCAAAACACGCTAAAACGAGCATAGAGCCGTTTTTACTGTTTTGCTTATAAGTGCATTGGGAGGGTATCGATCGTGCAATATGGTGCGATCTGATCGTTAGGGTTTACCCTTAGCCCGGTGTTGTTTCGCTGCAACACTTTTGCTTGTCAATAGGGGTTTACCCTGTGTGTTGTTTTTTAGCACGGCCAGAAAAATAGTCAAAAAAAATCCCCCATTGCTGGGGGATCTAGGGTTATTACCAATTGAATTAATACTTTTTTACTTTCTCGACAATGGTATCAATTCCGTTATGTTTATAGCACAATAAACAAGCTTTACATTGTTGCCCAGTACAATTTTGCTTATCTTGATATTCTGCCTCTAATAC